AGCGCCCAACCATCCACCAGCCAGAGAGGCATTGCCGCCTGTGAGAGCGCATGTCGTCGAGACATCGTTATTCCAGGTGGTGTATCCGGCAGCGCTGGAGACGTACCCCAGCACCGCCGCCGACTGAGTCGCCGCAAGCGTTGAAGCGCATGAGCCAAAGTAACCCGCGCCCAGGCCGTCAATCGAGTTGACGTAGCTGCCAAAGGTGAAATACCCGCTGCTATGACCGAGTGTCGTCAGCGAGACTTGATGCCCCCCAAGCACCCGGGCCGCCATAAAGATGCTATGATCCCGATTGGTGAGGCTCAATCCCGAAGGGAGCGTATAGAATTGATAAGCCTGGCCCGCCTCTGGAAAGGCATCGGCGACAAAACTCACGCCGGTCCCGGTAGTGTTCGTCGGCGTTACCAGAAACGCGCTCGCTAGCGTGCTCTGCACCAGATCGTAGCGAGTATTCCCCGCCCCGCCCGGCACCTGATAGTGGATCGTAGTTGCCCGGCAGACCGTGTTGGCGCAGAACGACCACAACGTCCCAGTGTCCAGGGCTCCATGTGTGAGAAACCCAATATCTGACGTCGTGCTGTCCGAGGCTCGCGTGACGATGAAGGCTTTGCCCGTGTAAGTCGCAGAGAGCTTTCGGCTCGACCAGCCATAACCGCCCGACACTGAGTCCAGCGGCAGGACGTCCGGGGTAACCTCTTGCCAAGCCGCTGCCCCAGCGACGCTACTCACACTACGCCACACCCGACCTGCATACTGCCAAAGATTGCCAGTAGATAGGTTGGTAGCGGCATAACCCTTTGTCGTGTCATCCGTCTGCATGGGGGCGCGAGTGGTGACATTTCCCAGACGGGGGTCACGATAGCTGGCCGCACCCCCCGTCGCGCCGGCCTTCGGCACGCCAGCGCTTTGGCCGTGAGCGAAGGCCGGAAGCGCCAGCACCGACGCCAGAAGCCAAGCACGGAACGGCAAATGACCAACACTCATGCGTGCGCCTCCATTATGCTTGCGTCCATAGAATTGTCCCAACCGGCCGCGCCCGCTCGACCGCGGCATAAACCGTGGCCTGGCTGCCAGGGCGCGCCGTCAAGAACGCCTGGAATGGCATCAGCCGCGTTCCCCACCCGGCGCTTCCAGCCACGTCATAGCCCGTCATGCCAACATCCCACCCACCGGCATCAAGCGCATAGCCAGGCTCGAACACCACGGGCCGCCCCCCAGCGGCCGCGCTGGCAGCATCGATGATCGCTTGCCGCGTGCCCTGCTTCGGAAACAGCGCCGCCAGGATGCGCGCCCGGAACGCCGTGTCCGCCTCGCTCGCATTGCGGGCCAATCCGCTGCCGAAGAAATCCGCTGCAATCATATCCAGGTTGATACCACTCGCCGTAGCAATGCGCGCTTGTGTCGTGACGTAGGTGAGAAATTGCCAAAACCACGCCAGCGCCCAGGCTGGCCCCGAGAGCGCCGTATCCAACACGGGCGTTGCCGAGGTGGCGCTATCCTGCCCCGTCGCCGGAAACCACCCGCCGGGCAACACCGACTTGATGCGGGACAGCATGTCCGCTTGGCTGCCCGTGCTCATGACACGGTCACCCCGCTGGCGCGCACCACGCCCATATTGGCCGGCACCAGATTGGCACTCGCGCCATTGATGGTGACCGTCGTCACGGTGGTTCCACTCGGCGCCGCACCCGCCACCACGCCCGAAATCTGCGCCAGGAACAGCGTAGCTGCCGATGTGGTACCCATCGCCGTATTGTTGATCGGCAGGCTGTCGACATAGGTCGCCACGGCCGTTTCGATCGCCCCCGCAATCGACGACGTCAGCGTCCCCGCAGGCGGTGTAATCGTAATCGCAATCGCCGCTGCCGTCACACTTGGCCCCACCACCGACCACGTCGAGCAAATCGGCCGCACCGTCACGATCGCCGTCGAGATCGCGTTCAACAGCGCCGACGAAGGCGCCCCGCTCCCGTCATCCACCACCACGACGAAGTTGCCGTTCTGCCCGCCCCCGGCGCTGTTGACATTCTCGAACAGTGAATAGATCAGGTTGGACTGCACCCCGATGATCGCCGCCACGATCGCGCCTGGCGTGGCCTGTGCCCGGGTGTTGACGAAGGTCACGAACCGGGACCGCAACTGCGGATCGGTCTCCGCCGCATCGCCATTGGTGAAGGGCGCCGCATTCGTCACGGTATCGATGCCAGCCAACGCGCTGCCGGACAGGGAGATGGCTCCGGCCAGCACATTGCCACCAACCCCCGCCACCACGGCCTGCACCGGCAACGCCGCGCTCGCCGTTCCCGCCGGAATCAGATAGCTATTGCTCCCCGCCACGTAATACGAGTTGGTCGTGTTCGCTGTCACCGCGAAAGTTTGCGACAGATCCCCCGTCAGCACCGTCGCCCCCACCGGCACCGTCGCCGATGCCGTGGACGTAAACCGCGCGAACGTGACCAGCCCGGTCGCCGCCACCGCCGGTTCCCGCACCACGCCGAAATCCGCCATCCAACTATCCAGGTCGGTCCCGGTCGCCGTCGCGGCCCGTATCTTCAGGTAGAGCAGCACCAGCAACCATTGCAGCCACAGCATTACCGATGCCACGCCCTCATTGATCGCCGCAAAGATGCTACCGGTGGCGAAGTTGAGGATCGTCCCGAACGATCCCTGCGCGGCTGCCGCCATATTCGACAACAGCGAAGCCATGTTTTGGAGTGAAAGCATTAGCTACCTCCGAACTGTAAACCATCTGCCGGACCAAGTGCCACGGACTGACCGGACCCGGAATCAGTATAACTGATCACGAGAAATGTGCCTCCGGCGCCATCGGTCGACACGCTCACGCTTGGTTCCGGGGTTTGCGTAACCGCCGCCTCCAGCGCCATTTGCTGCCGCACAATCCCCTCGATCGCGTAGGCATCAGCCGGTTGCCCCACCATCAGCGGCAGGCTTCCGCCGTAATCCAGATGCCAGATGTAATTGCGCAGCGTGGTCAGCAACCGGCGCAACACGCGCTGTCGCCCTTCCTCGACCCCCGAGACTTGCAAAACGTCCCCCGTCGGGCCGATCGCAAGATCGCCCCCCCAGACATGCCAAATCTCCATGTCGGCTACTCCGGGTCTTGTTGGGTGGTCATCAGCGTATTGCCCCCACCTGTCTGCACGCCGGGATGAACATGCTGGTTGTAATGCCCACGCAACCGGTCCAACGACCCATGCTTGTCGTAGACATCGCCATTCACATGCAGATCACCCTTGACCTGCACCGTCCCGTCATTCTGCAACTTCAAGAAGCTGCCGGACTGATGCACCAACCAAAACTCGCCGTTGGGATACCCGGAAGGCGGCTGGTCCTGATCGTTGAATGTAACGCCTACCACCACGCATTGCTCGGCATCGCCCTCGACGGGCATCACCACAACTTGCGCCCCAATCGGTGGCATGGCCAACATCCCCCATCCACTGCCCACCCACGGCATCGGCAATTGCAGCCAACCAGACAGGGCCCCACTCGGTTGATAATTCACCCGTACTGCGCATCGCACCGGGTCGGTGCTGCTGACGATGCCGTAGCGTGGCTCACCCCGCTGCCCGTCCATGCTGGCTGCGTGCAGTCGTTGCGCCTCGCGCCAACGTTCGATCATGGTGCCCCCTGGTCGGATTGGGGCGGCAAGTTACGCGCCAAGACACTCTGCCAAAATCCGGCCTTGTCGCTATAGCTACGGTCGATCTCCGAGATGTAAAAGATTGTATCGAACGCCGTCCCGGTGCCCCGCACCGCAATCGCATCGCGCGGCCGCAGCGTGAACTCACCCGGCATCCCAAAATGCACGCCGCGTTCATGCCGCCCCAAATCAGCGCGGATCGTCCGCGCCATCACGGCACATTGCGCCTGCGTCAGATTGGGAAAGGTCTTGATAACCTTCTGTATGGCACTTGCCGGCCCATCCTTGCCGCTCACCATGGCCTTGCTCTTGCCGCCCCAAGATTTGACGGTCACCTGCACATCCTTCGCCAGTGCCGGCCGCCGGGTGAGCGCCAAACGTTGCACATTCGCCACCCGCCCGTAATCCGCGCTGCCGGATAGGCTTGGCTGGCTACTCTGCACCGTAAACGCCGGGGTGGTGGAGGCGGCATCTTTCGGCTGCACATACAGCGTCATGCCATCCACCCACACATCGTATCCCTCTTGTTGGGCCAGATACGTGATCAGCTCCCAATACGACGAGGACCGGCTGAAAATATCATGCGCCGTCCTTGCATGATCAATCTCATAGAACTGCCCGGCCAACTGCGACGTGCTACTGACCTCCGCCTGCAACCCAACCCGGCCGGCCAGCGTGGTCGCAATCTGTGCCAGCGTTTGATTGCTGAACGTCTCCGCCGTCTTGGCATCCATCAACTTGCCCGAATAATCCCGCCCTTGCAGCGAAACCGTCCCGCAGTCGAGGTCGATCTCCAATTCTTCGTCGGCCTGTCCCATGAACAGCGACTGCCACGACGCGGATCCCTCGGCAGCACCAGCCGCCAGAAATCCGCCCTGTAGCTCCACGTCGTAAGTATCACTGCCCGCCCAAAAAGCCGGCCCATGCGCGGTATCGCGGAACACCGCCAGTGTGGCACTGAACGTGCTGGCGCCATAATAGCCGGTCTGCCGAACATCCGCGCGAAGCACCGGCAATGCCACTCCATTCGCCAACAGTCGCATTCGTGGCTGATTGAAAATGCCGCTCATCACCCACCGGCTTGTGTCGGGGTGAAATAGGGTATGCGCACGTCAGACCCGTTGATGTTGATCTTCAACCACCCCGCGGGCTGAATGCCGCCGGCAATGGTATTTCCGGGCGCAACGGCCGCCGATGACAGTTGCAGAGTACCCCCGCTCGCGGGAAACAGTCCCAGATTCGGGCTGCCGCTTGAACCCTCAGCGACATAGAGCCCAGCCGCACCCGTTCCGCTCCCTGCTTGAACAGACAGCGTATTGGTCGGGGTGGTGTTTGTATTGACCGAGAACAGCAACTGCCCGGCGGCATTGGAGATAGCAAACCCACTATCTTGCGCTTCGATGCGTATGCCATTGGTTGCCGTCGCCACCGTGCTGCGAACGAAAAGCCCAATATTGCCGCCCTGGTTACCGCTCACCGTCTCCGGCGTGTGCCACTCGATTCCATGGTTGCGTGCCAGAGCGATCGCCGACCCGTAACCGCTATCGCCAGCCGCGCCGGTCGTCCCCGTCAACGACGTCGCACCAAAGATGATGCCAACCTGTGCCTTGCCCGGGTTGCTCACGGTGCTAATGAACGACGCGATATCGGTGATGGCGCCCGCGGATTGGCCACCGCCGGACCCAAGCTGCACCACACTCACGCCGCCACCGACATTGGGGTGATATGGGTTGGCAATACCCGTATGCGCCGCCCCGAACTCCACCCCCTCCAGCTCCATCGCGAAACTGGGCTGATACGTGACACCTGCCAAGCGCCACGCTTCACCATAGTAAGCATAGGCGGTCGTCGTCCGCGGCGTGCTCGCATCGTCGTCGATCGCCCAAGACGCAATACCGATCGAGGATGGCGTATAACCGAGCATCGCGGTATTCGCCAACGCATCGGACGTCCGTGATGCCCCCAGTAGTCCTATCGTCCCGAACCGCGAAATGGAGGCAGTGGTAGCCCCCCAAACCGCATAAGCCCCGATGCTGGTCGCGGCCATCGTGGCGCTCAGCCAATCCGTCGTCTGGCTCCGGTCTGCCTTGGCCTGATCGTCAGTGGCCGCGCCAACGAACAACCGATCGCCATAGCGCGTCACTGCCGCACCCAAATCGGCATAGAAGTGCCCGCTGGCCGCGACGGATTTTGTGGCAGCCAGCGCCGCGATAACGTCCGCCGCCAACGCTTTCTGCCCGGTCGCGATCGTCATATCCAGACGCTCCCATCATCCCAATTGAAGTCGTCCCACACGGCACCTTGTGCGGACCCAATGACCGCGAGGTGCGGGATGAAGCCGATTGCCTGGTCGAATACGATATCCAACACCGGCAGTGTCGAGAGTTGCTCCACCGTCACCACACCACCCGTCGCCGTCGGGTCGATCGCTGGCAGCGCCAGTGTCACCGTCCCGGTAATCTCGCTATCCACCAGCGCGTTCAACTGCGCGATCCGCACCCACTGGGTGGCATCACCCAAATATTGCGCAGCCACGGCAAACAGGTTGGTGTTCGATACCGTCGCGGTTTTCATGGTCCCACCCCAACGGCCGTCTGAGCATTGATTGCCGCCCGCGCCGCGAAACCCTTGGCTTGTGCCAAACTCGCCACGGCCCCCGTCAGTGCCCCGGCATTGGCC